TTTTTTATAAATTTTTGGAAATTTTTTTTTCTTAGAATTTTTTTGAAAAAGTCTTGGGGGTCGATAGGGAAATAGGGTTTTTGTAGGGTTTTTGGGGGTTTTACGGATTTCTTAAGTTTTTATAAAAAATGAAAATTTCGAAAAAGTTTAAGTTTATCAGAATCGACGATGAACAAGACGATGGAATTGTATCGTGTGGCTAAGGACTTGTTTGATGACTTTGTGAAGAATTACTGCGATAATTATGATGTGTCTCCTGAAGCCATGAGTAAACATACCATTTTGGATAACTGGCATGAGTATTTGGACCACGAGGCAAACATTACCTTTGAGTCGTTGAAAATCAAGTATGTGTCCGAGTATGGCTTTGACGAAGCGTTCAAACTGGTGCGTGATTATGTGTATGAAGACGATAAAAATCTTGTTGAATTACCCGAATATAACATCGTGTCTTACTTGTATTACCATCTCCTGCTTCACGTGATTCGTGAAGAATTCGGGTGTGTTGAAGAAGCGGTTATACGAGAACTGAATAGTCCGTGGTAAAGACAAAAAGAATAAAGGTATGTATCACACGCTATTTTCTATCCGAGAGGATACAAAATGACAAAAAATGAAAATTTTATAAAAGTTTAAGGGGTTTGATTCTCACACGCTCACATACGATGTCTGACATTGTCAAATTGATTTTTGAAACGCTTCCCAACGACAAACGTAGTATTCAAGCGATGACGTATGACGAATGGGAAGAATACGTCAATACCCGCTTACCAAACTACCGTCCGCTCACCGAAGAAGAAGCAGAAGAAGGCACAATTGAAATTTACACGGAACACTATTACGATGGGTATTTTGAACAAATAGAGTAAAGGTATGTATCACACGCTATTTTCTATCCGAAAGGATACAAAATTATTTTCTGCGTCTTATTTAAATGTATGAGATAACCCCTTACACGAAAGCCAGAGCAAAACAAGCAGGACTGGAAGTAAAGCCAAGCACGAAACGAGGGAAAAAAATAGATGTTTATAAGGATGGGGAGTATCTGGCGAGCGTAGGCGCGCTGGGCTATTCCGATTATCCAAGCTATTTACGAGAAGCGGGCAAGCAAGTAGCAGAAGAACGCCGGCGCTTGTACCATCTGAGACATACCAAAGACACTCTGCCAGAGCGTTTAGCATCGTATCTCCTTTGGTAGTTATTTTTATTTTAATCGTACATGTCATTTCGGCTATCATTGAATTCACACGCACGACGACGCATGTGCTGTGGTCGATACTCGTCCAGATCCGATTCCGAATCCGAATCCGACGACGACGAGTCCTCATGTCCGTATCGGCGTCGCATACTCGCCAACCCACGAACACGGTGCGGTTTTCCATCTGCTTCTAACGGGTCAGGCATGCCCCACACGTCTACTTGGGGAACATACTCTTCTTCTGGACCAGGAGCCGCTTGAGCCGCCACTTCGCCCTCGACCTCTTGAACAGGACCACGACGGCTGGGCGTAAGTCGGAGTTCCGATACCGGTCGTACTTGTACTTGTGTGGCCGCAAGAAATTTTTGGATTAATTCATCACGGCTATCTCGTTGTGTGTATTTGATTCCACGTTTTTTCAATTCGGATTTCAGTTCGTCCTTGTAGGGTCTTACGCTTTTTGACATCTGTAAAAATACATCTGACGGCGCTGACGCTGACGCTGACGACGACGCGGCCGATGGACTTTCGTATTTTAATTCTTCTGCCTCTGGCATGGGTATGTCTTTGGCTTTAGATGGGTCATACGCTTTTTGACGCTGGTATTCGCCCATCGCATGAACCTTGACCGACTGGAGTTGTTCTTCCAAATTTTGGATGGTGGCCAAGAGTTCTTCAATGCGGGGTTCGATAGGCGCATACTCGGCATTCTTTTTGTCCAAGTCTCGTTCGTATCCGGTCAAATCGAACTCCATTTGACGAATGTCCGCTTCTTTAAGTTCCTCACCGTCTTCGTCTGTACCACGGCGTAAGGCTTGTTGAACTATATCGGCGTTTTCGTTTAATTGTTCTATCTCTCTGACTAATTGGGCTTGGGCGTTTTGTGTTTGGCTCAACTTCTGTCGGGCGTAAAGCAACTCCTGTTCGATGCGTCTGCGTGCGTTTTGTTCGGCTTCAAATTGGGCGAATTCACTCGAGGCCAAACTGGGTTTGATTTGGCGCATCTGTTTCTTGACCGCATCGGACAGCTCAATACCGTGTTCGGATTCCAGCGACGCAATCCGCTCATCGATGTTGCTGCCAATGACGGGAAAGTTGCGAAGCGGTAAAGACGTCAAGGTGCGTTCGGGCGCCGCGCCGTCCTTGAAGCGGTTCAAAATGTCCCGTCGTTCTTGGGACTGTTCGGCATACAGGTCTTTGTAGGCGTTCTGAATGTCGCCTTGCGTCAAGGGCGAAAACGCCATCGCCGAATGGGATTCGTAAAGTTGGTCTTTGATGGCACGATACACGGCCGCCGCACGCATCACGTTCAGGACGCTGGGCGAGGTTTGGATTTGCGAAAACATCATGTCCAATAATTGCTCGTAGCCGTAGACCACAGCGTTGATGTCATCGGACAAGTCTTGAAACCGGACTTTGGCGGATTCTTGCGAGTCCCGAGAGAGCCCCGAGCGACTGTAAAGACGCACCAACGCATTAAAGCCATTCACGGTTTCGGCGACCGACATGACTTCCGACAAGGCCTTACCCGAACTGTTGGTGAGCGCCTGCTCCAATGCCAGCAACTTGGTTTCCAACAAACGGTTCATGCCTTCCACGCCTTTGGTGATACCGACCTCGGTTTCATAATCTTTTTGTTTTTTGGGGAGGACGCCTTCCTCCATGACTTGGGCTTGTCTTTTTTCACGCTGAAACACTTGTTGCCCAACGTTTTGCCAGACGTCCAAAATTTCACGAATTTGCTTTTGTCGCAATGAATCGGTCATTTACTATTGATAAGAAAATTTATTAATTAAATAAATTTACGGTTTGTAGAGTCCCAATTCCTTGACCTTTTTCGACGCTTCTATCATCTTACAGCCGTGTTTTTTCATGTACTCTTTCACGATTTCGGCACGGCGTTTGCGCCCGTCGCCACCGCCCGAACGGCCACCGCCGTGTTTCGCCAAGACGGATTTGAGCGCCTCTTTCTCTTTCTTGGTAATCTTACCTTGACCTTTCACGGCTTTTCGGTCGGGTTGTAATTCTGTGTCTTTGCCCATACCCGACATGCTCGAGCCGGGCATCTGGGCTTTCGGAACCACTTTTTGGAGTCCGGCACGCTCGTTGGACGGCATCTCTCCGCCCGCCAACTTGTCCGGCAGACCAAGACGCACGCCGCCCGACCGGCCTTTGCCGACCGGAACAACAGCGGGGCCTTCAAACGTGTCCGGCATGACGGCCAAAGCGTGTTTCCCGCCTTCAATACGCAACCCCTTCCACCAGTCCGAATTGCCTAAATCGCCGATTTTAAATCCGCCGACTTTGTGGTATTCTTTGGAACCGGCGCCCTCGACGGACTCGTAGCCCGTGTCCCGAAAGCTGCCCGACGCAAAGCCGGAACCGCCCACGTCCCGGTGTCCGTAGCCCTCGCCCATGTAGTAAGATTGACCCAATTCAATATCGTTGTTGTAGGTGCCGTCGACGGCGTCGTGTTTGCTGGCGTTGCCAATCTTGACGTGCGCCCCGCCGTTGAGACCCGATACGTTGCTGTACGCATGGACTTGCGCCCACGCCCGGTTTTTGGCGGCCAAATTGCGTGCCAAGTCCCGATTGTAAAAATTGTCGTATGGCATGGTTTTTATATTAGGTAATATAAAAAAAATTAATCACCGAATGTGAGCGACTAAATCAAAAAAATCCTTTTTTTTCACGAAAAAAAAAATATATTCTTTTGTAGTATTAAATACAAAATGGCTTCTCTCGGAAATTTTGATGTACCTGCTGGAAACGTCTTTAAAAGTGTCAATTCTGCCGCCATGGTTAACTGTGCGACGACTATTACCCAACTCAACACCGGCGCCCCATTCACCGTGGGTGTATCCCGTATCGTAGGTATTCAATACATCTCGGGTAATGCTGCTGCTGCTGCCTTGTCTACCGCTATTGATGCCGCAACGGGTTCCGCCAAAGCAAATTTAATTGCTACTACAGCCCCCTATGTCGTATCCATAGTGCCTGCTTCAGCCAGCGCCACTCGTTCAACTGTTATTACTATATCACTCCCTATTGCGGCCGTTGCGACATACGACGGCGCCGTCTATGCTCTTTACTGGACCAACGACCTTCCTCCTGCTGGAGCAATTCCTTCTCTTATGCCCTGTTAATTTTTGGCAAAAAATACACATTTTATATGATTTACATATAAAATCTATCCACGTGAAATGAATTACATCATGCGGTCGGCGAGTTTTTTGCCACCCGATGCGCCGTAGCCGAGAGCGCCCAAAGCCGCCGCTGCCGCCTTGCCAGCCGGATGACTTGATTTCGACAAGTAGCTCTTGGCGTGGGGAGCCAAGATGGGCAAGACACGACCCACCACGGATTTGAGCGTGTCCAAGAAACCGCCACCGACCATGCGATGAACATCGGCACGGTGGTAAGCAGGTTGCTCCGACGCCTGTAACACATCGGCCTTGGTGAGAATGCCCGTATACGTCGAACTGGTTCCACGTTCACACACAAAGCACCCGCTGTTGACCGTAATGATGACAATTTCGGCGGCGACCGACAATGCCGTTTGGTTGGTCACAGTCAAGTTCAATTGAAGATTAAAATTTCCCAAACTGCCGGGTGCGTAGAAGTCCTCGCTGAGCTGAATATCTTTTCCGAAAGCCAAGACCAACATGGAACCGGTGGTGGGGAGCACACGGCCGACACCGAAAGGACCGGGGACGTTGGCAAAACCCGAGTATTCGAGCCACGATTGGTTGGAGCCGTTTTCCACACTGTAGCGGTACAAGTCTTGTTGGGTGGCGGAGGCCAAGATACCGGACATGTTGTTAAAGTTGATGGTGACACCACCCGATGCCGCCGACCCGATTTCCAAAAAGTAGTCGGGGCGCACACCCGTGGCAGCCCATGCGGTAGAGGGACTGTTGGAGTTGGCATCACGGACAAAGACGATAAGCTTATCGGGGATTTGATTTAATTGTAACGAGTTGGTCTTGACGGTTGCCGTGGCGCCAGCGGCGATAGTGCCAGCCGAAGTAATGTAACGGGGCATCTCATAGAACGGAACAACGTTGCGTGCTGGCATCAAGTCCGAGGGATGAGGGGTCAAAAAGTTAAAGATTAAACGAGACGATTGGAAGGATTGAACCGACACGCTGGAAACAAAGCCGGTCGATGAACGCCACACACGTGTCGCATCACCAATATTAAACACAAAGTTCATGTTTTGGACACCGTAGATGCCTTGGTTGTTTGATTTGGGGTGGGCGAACAAGAAGGGCGACACCATCAATGGTTCCGTCACGGTATACATGACGTAGAAGGTTTGAGCCGCACCCGTGCCGATAGCGAGGGCGGAGGCAGTGACGGCGCCGTTACCGGGGTCAGCCGTGCCGACGGCGTCCAAGACCCACGACCCACGGGGCAACAAGTCATTGTCCGCCGCGTTTTGCCAGCCACCGAGAGGGTTCAAGTTGGAACCAACACCGTCGGCGTAGGAAGCCAACAAGTCGTAGGCCACGGGGGTGTAGCCGTTGTAGCGTTGAAGCTCACGAATGTCGTTCATGCGCAAAATGGCGGGCAATACATCGCGCATGTTGATTGATACGCTGTTGTTGTTGATGGTACAGGTCATGACGGAAGTCAATTGGTGGAGCGGGAAGGCGGACAAGGAGTCCGTCGAACCGTAGCCGATAGCGTATTGGCCGATAGGGGGCGTGGACACGATTTTCAACACGACTTGCGATTGCCACAGAATACGGCGGTCGATGATGGTTTGCTCCGACGGAACTTGGATGTTAAACACATGGGAGCTGGTGGAATACGTGATTGCGTTAAAGGTCGAACTTGTCATGTTCTGGCCACCTTTTTCCACGGCGTATTCGATGGAGTCGGTAACGTTTAGACGGTCGTCCTTTACCAAAACTTTCTTAAATTCAGAGCCAGATGCCATTTTGTATTTTATAATACAAAAGAAGATAATTTTTTTTTTCTTTCTTTTTAAATCGAGCGAAATAACGATGCGTTGTAGAAATCTTTTCGTCGGAACAACAGTTTAATGCTGGCGGAAGAACCGGCGCCGAGAAGCAACGGGTGGTTTTGTCCGTAAAAATCTTTCCAAAACACCGACACCTCAATGGCGCTCAACGGACTCGTGCCATACAAATCCACCAGACGGTATTCACTGGTCGGCGTGTAACTGACGTCGGGTTTATACGTGTTGAGCGCACTATACGGCACGACAAAATCCGTAATAATGGGCGCAATGTTGGCCAGACCGCTTGACCCCGTGATACCCGACGTGGAGACCAAGAAGGGCGTTCCGACGTTGGACTGGACGATGGGCAACAGCGACGTGGTAAAGACCAACGAGCTGACGGGGTTTAGCAAGGCGGCCGTTTGCCCTTCTTGGTAGACCTGAATGGCGTTATAGGGAACCGCTACCGGCACGTTATACAAGTTGGTTTGGTTGTTATACATGATGAGCTGAAAGTTGCGTCCAAAAGTTGGCGTTGTAAAGCCGTAGGACACAAACTGAAAGTTATTGTAGAGGGCGTACATGGCGGAATTAAAGAAAATCTTGACGGGGCTGGGCACGGCCGATACTGCGCCACCAGTTAAACTTGTAGAGTATAATGCCACGTCGCCGTTAATGGTGGCGGTAAGGGTGACGGGGTCCCACTCCATAAAGGGCGCATGGGCGTTTTGGGCGGGCAAGACGACACCCGCCATGGCGTTCCATTGGGCAATATCGGCGGCCACGGGTGCGCCTACCACCGACACACCACCGGAAGTGGTATAGGTTCCGTCATTAATGTATGTTTGGAGTTGGGCAAAGGCCGTCACAAAGGTGGCATTGATAAGATTGACCCATTGTGTAATCGAATACATGTAATAGTAAGGGTTGGTCAAGTCGGCAATCGATAAAGACCCACCTACCGCCACGGGCTGGACTTGCGTCGTATCATACGACACGTATTGGACGTAGGTCTGCGTGCCACCCGTAACGATATTGGTATAGACATTGCCCAACGCCGACGTCCACGACAAGGTAATGCTGTAAGCCGTCTTGTTGGTATCGGATTGCCCCAAGAGAATTTGCGGAATAAAGACCGGGAGCGTGGGCGTCTGAACCTGAAACCGGGCTACAGTTAGGAAGTAGTTTTCGGGACTGCCTAAAAAAGGCTGGTTACGCACTTCGGTGTAGCGAAAGGCGGTAGGAATAGCCGCTACGGTATTGTTGTTGTTGATTAAATCCATATCATAATACACGTGAAACGGCTGATTTCCAGAGTATTTACTTTGAAGTTGGACGCTCATTTATATACTATACAGAAAATAAAAATCTCATTACAATCCTTTTTAATTGACTTTACAAAAAACTTAAGAACAAGTAAAACCCTATCAAAACCCTATTTCCCTATCGACCCCCAAGACTTTTTCAAAAAAATTCTAAGAAAAAAAAATTTCCAAAAATTTATAAAAAAAGTCTTGGGGGTCGATAGGGAAATAGGGTTTTTGTAGGGTTTTTGAGGGTTTTACAAAAACTTAAGTTTGACAAAAAAATGAAAACTTCTAAAATAATTTTAAAAGCTTAAGATAACACATCGCCATGGATAAGGAAACCTATCTTTTTCATCAGACGCCGTATGAGTGTGCTAAAGATTTAATACAGTTTGTGCCTTTGGTTGAAGGTGATGTAGTGGCCGAACCGTTTAAGGGAGAAGGAGCGTTTTATAACAACTTTCCGCCCTTTGTGGTGAAGAAATGGGCCGAGTTGGAGGAGGGGATTGATTATACGACGCTCGAGGATTACGATTGGGTGATTTCGAATCCGCCGTTTCGGCTTGAATCCACGGATGGAAAACGGGTGAATTCGTTTTGGTTTCTTTTGGATTACTACTCTACCCGAGCCAAGAAAGGTATTGCGTTTTTGGGTAATGATAGTTGTTTTTCTACGCTAACTCCAAAGAGACAGGAAATTCTAAAGAATCGAGGGTGGGTTATGACAAAGGTGGTTGTGTGTAGTGTTAAAAAGTGGCGAGGTCGTTATTTTTTCTTTATTTTACAGAAAACGGGAGAGGGCTTTATGGATTATCTTTTACAAAACTACTGAAAAGGTGCGCTTCACACGATTTTCTATCCGAAAGGATACAAAATTACCACACAATTTTAATCTTATTCTACAGTAAATGAGTTGGGGAGCCAAACAACGTGACATGATTTTGAAAACTCTGGCGAATGGTATTCGACACATGTATAAACCTTACTTGCCCGACCACGAGCAGTTGGGCGACATTATCGATACGTGCGTGGAAGAAATGTCGGATCCGACCATCTATGAGCTATTGACGCAATACGGCTTGGACGAAGCATACAGCGACGCGTATAATTCGTATCCCCGTCCGACCATACGGCAAGTCATGTATGTCCTCCATGAACATGCGTGGCTCATGTATAAAAATGTGCCACTCAACTAAAAGGAGCCACGCATGTTGCCGTAAGGAGTAAAGGGGTGGCGTCCGTAGCCAAAGTTGTGTTTAGAGGTCGTGTAGGGGTAGCCTCGTCCTTTTCGCCCAAAGCCCCATTGGTGGTATCCGCTGGAATCGCTGAACGGCATAATAAATTCATTTTCTTCCAATCGAGGTTTATAACGCCCTTCTCCTCGTCGCATTGCGTCTAAATCGGCTTCTCCTCGTCGCTGTAACATTGCGGCTAAATCGTCTTGTGCCTCGGCTGGACTTGGTGGAGGTCCTTGTAGTAGTCTGCCTATACCACGTTCGTTTAATTGTGCTCGAGTAAATAACGGGGGGGGAATATTTAATACCGAGTCGGGAATATTTAATCGTATATCTTCATCAAAAACATCATCAGGTTCCATGGGTAAGTCGTTTGCCGCATCGAATAGCTCGTCTAATCTGTGTGCTTGGTGTCGTGTTACAGGACCATGGAGTGTCTGAGGCCCTCTCATATACTCTTCCAATTCTCTCATTTGGTCGGCGGCTGGGCGAGCGGGTCTGGCTGAATACCTATCTGGCAGTCCAATATGTGATTCGTACAAGTCATCGTCATCGGATGGAGCAGGCAATAGCATTGTAAAACGTCCGTATTGCGAGCGTTGTTCAGACGGAAGTTCAGACGGTTCCATTTTTCTTTTCATACGGGGTGTAGGACCCGGAAAAGCAAAGGTAGGCGCACGTGCTTCTTTAAAGTCGGCTTCTTCCTTTTCATCTGCTCCGGCAGCGGCAGCAGCGGCGGAAGAGGACGAGCTGGACGCAGCAGCGGAAGAGGACGAGCTGGACGCAGGGGCAGCAGCAGCAGGGGGTTCATCGGGTAAGTCTTGCCAAATGGGAGCGTGTAAGTTAAGGGAAGAGTCAGCCCCTCTGTTTTCTTTGCTTTTCAAAGATGCTCTATAATTATAACCCTCCCACTTTGCCCCATATTCTCGACTTTTACCCTCTGGTTTTGCCATCTCTCTCTTACCACCCGGATTCGACTCATAGCCTTCACGAAATAAACGTTCAAAGTGTGGTTTGGAAAGATGCTTGTCAAAATACTTATAAGCGCTGTTTAACTTATCTTCGTATTTCTTCCTATCCATTTTTATAATACAGCAATATAAAAATTTAAAATAAATAGTGTCCCTTCATGCGACCAAACCGCTGAAAACGCCCTTCACCTGCCTTGACATAGTCCCGATGAATCGTGTGTGGCATACCGTCGCCTTGTTCGGATGCTTCGGATTCTTCGGATTCTTCTTCGGATTCTTCGGATTCTTCTTCGGATTCTTCTTCGGATTCTTCAAAATAATCAGCTGATTCCAACCCTTCTATTCCATCATTTAATTCTAAAGGAGTTATAGATTGTTTGAACCCATTCATATCCTTATTTTTTTGGTATATGTCGTATATTTCCATGAAAGGCACTGTTTGTTTATACATCTCTGAATAAGGTTCGGGGTCGTAGTCCTCGTTCTCGTCATCTTCAGGGTCAGAAGGATAATCTGACCTCTCGATTGCCATATTGGTTTTATTAAAAATGTCTTCTCCACTATTACCGGTAAATGCCATCCAAATTGGGCCATCTTTAAACTCCCATAAATCACGGTCATCGGCTTCTCCTATTAATAAAAATTGTTTGTCCGAGTCTTTGATGACTATATCAACATAAGGGTGGCGATTTTGTTTCGCTATACCTTTCATGTATTCTAAAAAGTCATGTGCTGCTTTGTCGTTCATTCCATACTCTTTCATTTCTCGAGTAAGTGCTTCATCTCGTTCCTCTTGGTCCCAATAATCACCCGGTTGTGCCAACACTTGAAGACCTTTTCTAAATGGGCTTAGTTCAACTTCTTCGTACGTGCTTGCGCGTTCAGGATATTTTTCTGCTGCTTGTCTTGCTTTTTTAGAAACAGTTGATAACGTTCTCGCTTCAGGTCGAGTCAGAAAGGGTGTTACTTCTTTACCAAAATCCATTCCAGAATGAAATAAAAGACGTTGAGCACGGTCTGTCTTATCACGGTCTCTTAAATTTACAAGACTCTGTATTCTTTCAGTAGCCGATTCAATGTTTTCCTGTAAAACCAATAATTGTTTCTTTGCGTTTCCTGTTTCTCTAATAAGTGCCATGTGTTCATCCCTATTTTTATAATCATCATCGTCTTCTCTTTTTTTTAATCGTTTATACTCTGTTTTAACATTTCTATACGTATCCAATAATCTGTTTTTAGCCGCTTCAAATCTTTCAATCATGTTTTCTATAGCTTTAGTACGGTATTTTTCAGACACTTTTGAACCCTTTTTAGAAGTAGATGCTAATGCGGTTAGTTCTTCTAATCCTAAAAACGGCAATACTTCTTTACCATGCGCCATACCAGAATGTAATAAAAGACGTTCAGCTCGGTCTGTCTTATCCCGGTCTCTTTCATTTACACGTTCTATAGCTTTTTTAGCCGCGTGTGTCCCCTTTCGAGAAGTAGATGCTAATGCGTGTAGTTCTTCTAATCCTAAAAACGGCAATACTTCTTTACCATGCGCCATACCAGAATGAAATAAAAGACGTTCAGCGCGGTCTTTCGGCACAGGTTTTTTCATAGAAGCCGGTGGTGGAGGTGGTGGAGGTACGAATGGTTTTTCTTTTTTCTGTTTTTCCTCTTCCATAAATTTTTTTGAGTGTTTATAATTGGATTCCTTGGCGGTTACCGTTTTAGACACGAATGGTTTGGGTGGTTGTACGCCAACGGGTTTAGAGGGTTCAGGTTCTTTACCTTTAAAATATTCAGATTTAACAACCCGCTGTAATTCTTTTTTCTGTTTTTCTTGTTTTTCTTGTTTTTTCTCTTCTTTTTTCGGTATCGGTTGGTTTGCCCTACCCAACGCCCGATTTGCGGCATTGTCCCGATACAAGCGCACAGCAGGTTCTTCGTAAGGCATACCTGCTTCTTTTCGACGACGAGCGACGCCCATCAAATAGCGTTTAACGAATTCGGCTTTATTATCACTTTCACTAAATTTCTTGTTAGCGAAAGCGTGGTGGTCAATATCCTCCATGCCCTTATCATACCCAAGCTGTTCGGCTCGTGAAAACTTGTCCATTTTAATATAGCAATATTAAAAAAATTGATTTGACAGAAATTGACTTTACAAAAAACTTAAGAACAAGTAAAACCCTATCAAAACCCTATTTCCCTATCGACCCCCAAGACTTTTTTTTTAAATTTTTGAAAATTTTTTTTTCTCAGAATTTTTTTGAGAAAGTCTTGGGGGTCGATAGGGAAATAGGGTTTTTGTAGGGTTTTTATGGGGTTTTATAGAATACTTAAGCTTTTGGTTTTCGCCCACGACGGCGTTGCGGCACGGTAACAATCACGTGGGGGCGAGGAGGGACGATGAATGTTCCTTTGACGTTCTTGGTATGGACTTCATAGACTTGACCCACGCGCCCCAATTTGCGGTTTTGGTGTGTGTCCTTGTACACCTTTTCGTGTTTAATGGGCGGCGTCGGCGTCACAAGCAAGTTGGAGGCATACGGGGCTTTGCGCTTGGCGACATTCTTGGTCGATTTACTCATCTTGAATAAATCAAAACCCTCTTGGTTGAATTTCTTAAACTCGTCGGGCTTGGCCTCGTTCTTTCCATCCATAATGGCTCTGATGAATCCAGCTGCCTTGTTCCCGCCTTTGGGGATACTGCCCTTTTCAAAATCGATGTGAATCAAGTCGTTGGACGCCATCTTGGAGGGACGACCCCGTTTGCGTTTGCCTTCGCCGATATTGGCGGTATCGGTGACAGCAGCCATTTTTTGGAGCAACTCGGGGTTGGTATTGATATTGACCCGTTCGGCCAACGTTCGTTTCATCGGAACATTGGCTTGGACGTCTCGTGCGATAAATGGCTCCGGCATCTCTGTCGGGAGTTCAATGACCGGTAAGCTTTTCTCTTCTGTTGAGTCGGCTTTTGTTTCGGCTTTTGTCTCGTCTTTCTTTTCTTCGGGTTCTTCTTCGGGCTCGGGGAGTATTCCTTCGTCAAAAAAATCAGGCATTTCTTCTTCTTCTTGGTCTTCGGCACCGCTGGTTAAATCGTCCCATGCTTCTTGTGCCACGCCCGTCACGGAGTTCCAGCCTTGCGACAAGGTGTCCTTGACTTGGTCGTAGACGTTCGTGGCGGTATTTTTGATATTATCCCACGTGTTGGATACGGCGTCAGAAACGGTATTATACGTGTCTGTAGCCCAGTTGGCGACCGAATTGCCGACCGACTTGACGCCTTCCCACAGGTCGTCAAAGAACCCGCCGCCGGTCATGTGTCCTTTGGGGTGGCGAATCAAGATAATACCGCTCTTGCCCGACAATTGAATGGGCACCATCGAGTAGGGTTTGCGTTTGCCCGACCCGATTTTAGCCATTTGCGCCATAAGGTGGTTCTTGTGTTTGTTTAAGTTTTTGATACGCTCCGTTGATGGGTTAATTTCGTCGATGCGTTGGGAGATAAGCTCGATGGCTCCGGCCAGGGCTTTGCGGCGTCGTTCGTCTTGGGCTTTGCCACGTCCATTCATACGGATGGGGATTTCCATGGATAGTCCGTGAGGTATATCCATGTGCGGCACGGGATGGGTGAATAACGCACGGTGGCGATGGCGACCGCTGCCCGTGACAAACTTGTTGCGGTCCACGCCGAGGTAGTCTTCGGCCAGGGTCTTGCCGCGGATACCGGCATAAGAGAGGGCGCTGGCCCACGGGTTTTCACGCCAATTGTCCCGAATGTTTTTCAAAAACTTTTCGTCGCTTTCACGAATTTGGCGGTCGCTTTCGGAACGAGAAATCTTTCCGCTGTCTCGTTCTTTGGCGATTTTTTCATACGTCAAGTCGTGTTCCAATCCACCTCGGTCAATTTGGTCGGTCGGCGGGTGCGTGCGTTGGTACTCCTCATCGGTCCGGTTAAACGGGCCTGCGTAGTGTGTTCCGGTCAATAACGTGGTGCCACGGTCTTTGATTTTCTTTTTGGCTTGTTCGACCAGTTCTTTGCCCTTTTGAACCGCCGTGCTGGCTAAATCCTTGACTCGGTCAACGCCCCGTTTGAAATAGTCAAAGATGCCCCCGCCCTTGAGATGGACGAATTCGGGTTTGAGTTCGCCGAATGTCAGCGTGATGTTTTTATTGATTTTCTTGGAGCGATAGCTGCCCGGCACGAATTTGGTTTTAGGGAAATTGCGGAAACGAAACATGGTCTTGGTTTGGCGCACCTTGATGTTTTTCTTACGGAGAATGTGTTCGGCGTGTTGTTTCGCCTTGTCGAGCCCCACAGCGCTTTTAACTTGAACCGACTGGATGACGTAGGGTTTGCCGTCGCCGACTTGGTGCTCGTCGCTGTCTGAACCCATTAAAAATCCTGTCATATAAGCTTCTTGAATGCGTGCGTCTTGAGAAAACGTTCCTGCTACTAAATCCTCTCCTGGCACCTTATCTGCGTCAAATCCACGGGCATATCCCTCTAAAATTGCGGTTGCTACGGGGTCATTTTGTGTTAGAAGTTCTTTAACTGTGGCTTCAGGAAGACCTGTACGCTCTCTCATTGCTGAATAAAACCTTCTTTCAAAAAGCGCATCTTTTCTATCTTCTTCTTTTTGTTCCGCAGAAGGACCGGCTTGCGCAGCGGGTGGAAGGTGAATGTTGTTGTAACCTGGTTGTCTTCGCTCTCTTAATGAGTCCATGAGGTCTGCCGCACGTTGCTGACCTTCTGTTCTGTGTCCGGGACCGGGATTGTCTCCGTTAGCGGCTGACATTTTTATAATAAATTAACATAATAATTTATTTTTTTTTCTTGAATAAAAATCTACACTATATATAATTACAATGAATTATCAAACGGCGCTCCGTAAACATCTGGAAACCAAATTCGCCGAAAAAAAGCTGGCTCCGTCAAGCATTACGCTTTACATTCGCAATTTGGAAAAGCTAAACGACAATCGTCCGTTGATGACTTTAAAGTTTTTGTCAGACCCCGATGCGATTGTCAAGAAATTGGAGAAATACAAGGAAAATACCAAACGTGGGTATTTAATATCAATTGTGTCTACGCTGTCATTGGATAAATCGACAAAAGCCAAGCAAGCCCTATACGATGCGTATTTCAAACTGATGATGGAGAAAAACAAGACGCTCAAAGCCGAAGAATCCGAAAACAAACCGACCGAGAGCCAACAACAGAATTGGTTATCGTGGTCGGACGTGGAAGCCGTGGAAAAACAATTGAAACAACACGTTGCCACATTTAAAAAAGACCTCACCGAAAACGAATACACCGCCTTATTGAGTCACATGGTGTTGGCGTTATACACATACCTCCCGCCACGTCGAAACGAATACCAAAGCGTACAGTTGGTCAAGACGGCAGAGGGATTACCGAAAGACGCCAATTATTTAGACATGGATCGCCGGCAATTCGTATTGTATAAATTCAAAACCAGCAAAAAAGAGGGGGCGGCAACGATTGCTATCCCCGACGAATTGTTTGCGATTATTCTTCATTACCTCAAGTTTCACCCGTTGGTGCGCGGCAAAAAGATACCGAAAGGCGTCACCGTCCCGTTCTTGGTCTATTACGACGGCAAACCGCTCGACAAGACGAATAGCATTACCCGCTTGCTCAACAAGGTATTCAAGAAAAAGGTGAGTTCGTCCATGTTGCGTCATGTGTATTTATCGAATAAATACGGTGACACGCTTAATGATATGAAAAAGGATAGTGAAGCCATGAGTCATTCGCTTTCTCAACAGAAGGATTATATAAAGGAGTAGAACACGCCTTTATATCCCGTTTTATCTTTTCAAAGAACTGCTCTTCTTCTTCTGGCGTGAGGTTATCCCGTTTCTTTCCACCACGGTAATAGTAATCGGAATTCCTCTTTAGAATTTTTGGGTAAAATTCTGGGTCTTCCTGTTTTTTGCGCTTGTAGTATAAACGATTGTGTTCATTTATCCGCTCACGGTTCTTGATATAGTATTCGGACTTGTATGTCTTGGCAGGCATACCTTTAATCTGCTCCATTTTATTAATAGCCATAATAAAATTTTGAGAAAAAAACCGCGCGGGGCACTTGTTTCACGGATTTTAATGGATTTATACCCGATTTAATCCAAAATAATCCAAATTAGACATATTTACCGTTGTTTTTTGGATTTTTCTATATATATACCATTAAAAATTTCGAAATTTTTAATGGTATATATCATATTTAATCTAAAAATATATGGTAATAATGTCTTTTTATCTCTTTTTTGGATTTTTTTGGATTATTTTGTGTAATAATACACAAAAATACAGTAAAAATGAGAGTTCATACCTTAAATTCGGTCATATTGGTGTTTATGGTTCATTTCATGACGACATAGCGGACACTTTAGGCCAATTGTCTTCTTCCAACAGAGTTCATGTATCTTGTGCTTACATCTTAGTTCTGCCCACAGTCCTTCGTTTTCTTTACACACGCAACAATCGTCTTCTTGTTCGCATACATACGGATAACACCCCTTACAATACCCATCTTTACAAGATAAATGACGATTACACTGGCATACAGAGTATTTTTTAACAAGACTTTCCATCCACGTCTTGTCATCAGATACTAAATTAACGTCATGTCTGCCAATACATACCATCTCACCTGGTCCGAGATGAATATTTAATTGACAATAAAGGTTCATGGTTTCCGGTATAATAGGGTGTTTTCTACTATCACAATCACAATCGTCGCCATCCTCACAGTCTTCTCGGTCAAACTCTATAAATACCTGTATTTTAAAGTTATTAAAATGTCTTCCCGAACATAAATGAATCTCTCCATCCTCATCCTCCACACGTAGTTCAAGTTCAGCAGGCGTCATACCAAGGTAATTTCTTACCGTTTCAATATAATCAGGTTTCTCAATTTCCAAAAAGCGACTAAAGAACAAGGCATGACGTTTCGTAAATTCATAATTCATGGCGAGCGACTTATGATTATCTTAAACTTTTTATAAATTTTCATTTTTTGTCATCTTGTTTTTTCTCGGATAGTTTCTTGGCTAATTTTTCTCGCATCGTCATGGGTGGAGTGATGGGTGGATATTTTTCTAATTTTTTCTTGGTCTGACGGTTCATAAGACGGTCGTTAACAAAAGATAAATCCACACGAAGGTCTTGAAGAATATGAGTCATGTTTGGGATTATTCTACAAAGAATAAAGTTTCATTTTTTGTAAAATAATAGTGTACGGCTTGTTCGAGCATGACAAGGTCGATTAAACGACGGACTTTGATTTTCATGTTTTGAAAGGCATTGTTGGCTAAAATCTTGGCTCGGAATTCTGGATTGCTATCATACTGACGCTTCAACCACGTTGTTTTCGACATATTATCTGTATATTAACATTTAAATGATTTTCATTTTTTCTTAAAATACGGGAATCGAATATTAACATTTTACAAAAAATGAGTTTTTTTAAAAAAATTAATTATCTAAACACGTGTTAAGAATCAACGAGAATGTTAATATCTGCCAGAACGTATTATTGTGAAAAAGGCACCACGCCAGAAGAATTTCCGTTTAGTTTAGACCATTTGACACCAGAGATTTTAAAAGAATACGGTGTAGAAAAACTGAGTCCGATTACGAAACTCTTTTTTGACTACGACCAGAATTTCAAACCGGAGCAAGCCAAAGAAATGGAAGAGACCCGAAAAGAATTGCGCTCCCGTCTTCAAGAACATTCTCTATCGTATGCCAACGGATTCGTCTATACCGAAGCCGTCCAACCCAACAAAGTCTCGTTTCACGTCGTCTTTAACCGAATCGCCATCGAACGTAAAACATTCCACCCCGCACTGGAATACGAACTCTTTGCGTCCATCGTCGGTGAAGAACGCTTCCAACATATTGACCCAAGAGTGTATGGAGAGAAATTATGGTTTCGTCTTCCTTACGGCACTCTATACGATAAACCTTACGCACACCTCCCGCAAAACTCCAACCGATTATCCGATTACGTCGTGTCTTTACCCGATGACGTCCGCACCAAGTCATACGACCTCCATCCCTACCGCATCAACCAAAAGTTTGAAAAACTCATGGACGAATACCGCTACGCGGACTCCCACGACGAAGAAGACAATCTGACCGAACGCCAAGAACGCATCACGACCTTGCTCGGCTTACTAAAGCCGCAACGATTCAAGTCCCACGATGCGTGGTTCAAACTCATGTGCTTGTGTCGTGGCAACGGCGTCCCTCGTTCTGAATTCATCAAGCTGAGTCAGGCCTCTGGCTATGAAAAATTCAACGAAAACGAATGTATCAAGCAGTTTGAGGCGTTGGTTCCAAAACGCACATTCGGCTTTCCGTTATTACATGCGTGGCTTGACGAAGACGGTGTAGATTGGCGGGCATTGTATCCCAGACTGTCTCCTATCGTCAGAGCGGTTAAAAATCTGGAATCACAAGACTTTGGCTGTACCGATTTCGGTCTTACCACGATTCTGCGTCAATTCTACAAAGACGATTTGTTCTACGTCCAAAATTTTGGCTGGATTCATTACAACGGCGCCATGTGGGAACACGGGTCGGACACGATGATTTTCTACCCTATCATGAGGTTGTTATCCGCCGACTTGTGTCTTTTCATCAAAGCCAAGCTTGACCGCATCACTAAAAAAATAATCTCGCTCAAGAACACGCCCAAGGCCGAGATGACGGATTCTATCAAGATGGAAATCCAAGTGGAGAACATGAAGTTTGAAGAAGCCAAGCTCCAATTCAAGAACTACCGACACATTCAATCGGCGGGATGTATCAAGAGCGTGCTACAAGTGGCGCAGAACTTATTCACCGATAATGCCATCTTGGAAACATTCAACGCCAAACCGCATTTATTCACATTCAAGAACGGCGTATCCATCAACTTACTCACGGGCGAACGAGTGGAAGTGACCAAAGAACAACGTCTTTTGGTTTCGTGTGGCTACGACCTACCTGAACGAAACCAAGCCGATGTAGATTTAGTGAATAAAATACTCCAAAGTATTATACCTCCGGAACGATACAATTCGTTTATCAAAAATATGGCGATTCTGCTATGCGGCAACAATACCAACGAATGTATCCTCGTGTGGAAAGGTATAGGACGAAACGGGAAAGGTGTTATTGCCCGTATATTGGAATTGGCCCTCGGTCTTTACTTTCAAGCCCTGCCTATCACCGAACTCACGGAAGAAAGCAAAGGCAAAGGCGGGACGTCATCGGAACTCGCCAACGCCCGATTCGCACGATGTCTGATGGCAACCGAACCCGAAGGACACCACACGTTCAAGACCGGAACAATCAAGAAATTGACGGGTGGCGACCCTATCCCCGTGCGCCAACTCTACCAACAAGCCACCGAATACATTCCTCAATTCACCTTGTGTCTTCAGCTTAACGACGACCCCGTGTTTTCCAAACTCGATGATGCGTTGATTAAACGTATTCATATTGAAGTATTCCCCTATCAGTTTGTGGCCGAACCCGACGCCAACCTCACGTATCAAAAACCGTTGGATGATACACTCAAACTAAAAATCACCAACGACGAAGCCTATCGCAACGGTCTATTGTGGATTCTGATTGACGCATTCATTTCGTCTCAAGGAAAATTAGAACGCACCATCGCATCAAAAGAAGCATCACGCAATTGGATTGAAGAAACCAACCCGCTCAATGTATTTTTATCCACCTACGAACCAAGTGTGGAATTTATCCGTATCAAAGACCTACGTGATGACTTTAACAATTCGTATCCCAGAGATAAATTAACAAAAGGCTCTTTCAAGCATAATCTACTCTTGTGTCATATTAAAACAGAAGAAGATGAAAGCAACGGCATGAAGGTATTCTTGAGGAAAAAAATGTAAAAAATGAAAATTTATAAAAAGTTTAAGTCTATCACCTTCAGACCACACGCCTACAATGTCTATTCATTGCGATACATGCCCGGGCAAATACACCAAGCAGAACAAAGCGCGCCATTTTAAAACGAAAACGCATCAACTCTACGTCAAGCCGGAAGAGTGTGCGATCTGTTATGAGCCGTTCGGATGGCGTCCTGATAGAATTTTTTACCACAAGTCAGGTAAATGCTTTAGTGAATATGCCGAAGAGTGTAAGCACTATATTTGTGAAGATTGCGAGACAGGTTTAATAAGAGGTAAATGTCCGTGTGAGGACTGTTGGGATGAAATAAAATGTCCGTTGTGTCGCGAGGACTGGTCTGACTATCTTATGAACAAATCGGAATGGCTTATTGATGCCGAATACGAAGACGGTAGATTGGTTTGTTTAAAAAAAAGCGTTTGGTCGGAAGAAGGAGAAGAAGAGAGATTTTTTAGAGAGAATGTGGAAGTGAGGCTTAGAGAATTAACAGATGGTCTTATGGGAGAAGCTTTAAGACTGAACGCACAAAGAGAAATAGAAAGAGATACAGAGCAGATTAGAGCAGAACAAATTCGGCTTAGAGAACGATTAGACGACAGACTCAGACTATTAGTAATGAGTCTTGGACAAAGTGCGTAAAACAAAAGGTGCGTCTCATACGATTTTATATCCGCAAGGATACAAAATATTTTATTGTATAGAGTAAATGAGCTCCATTCACTACTCACACGAATTCGAAATGCTCCTCAAAGAAGAAGCCGAAAAGGCCGAAAGTATGAGCATCTTACATACCAAAGCGTACGAAAAATACCAACGGTACTCTGTCTATATCAATATCCCCGTGATTGTTCTTAGTTCCATCGTTGGATTTTTAAGTCCTCTCACGCTATTCGCCGAACAAGGTCTTTTTCTGGGAGGACTCTCCATCGGTATCGCCATCATGAAAACCACCGACAATTATTTCGATTTTACCAAACGATGTGAAACGCACCGCATGGTCGCTCTCAACTACCATCGCATCAGTAAATTCATCCAACTTCAATTGTCCCTCGAAAAAGACTGTCGTGTCAAACCACAAGACCTCTTCCAACTCATCCAAAACGACCTTCAAAACATCCGAGACGCAGAACCGCTTGTTCCGAGCAGTATCATTAAAATATTCAACGAAAAATACAAAGACGAACCTACGGCGAAACCTGCCATCACAAACGGATTGACACAAATTCGTATCAACCAAAAACAAAACTATTTTGACAAGACGCCCAAAGCAGTTCCTTTAAATCCTATTTTTGATGTATCGGCAATCAAAGAAAAAGCCATCGCCGATTTAAAGACCGAACTAAAAGTCGATGTATAAAAATCTTAAGTTTGTGTAAAACCCTATCAAAACCCTATTTCCCTATCGACCCCCAAGACTTTTTTTATAAATTTTTGAAAATTTTTTTTTCTCAGAATTTTTTTGAAAAAGTCTTGGGGGTCGATAGGGAAATAGGGTTTTTGTAGGGTTTTACTTGTTCTTAAGTTTTCTGTAAAGTCAATTTTTGACAAAAAATGAAAATTTATAAAAAGTTTAAGTTTATCACCTTCCAGACGCCTCGCAAACCATGACGCATTATGATGAGAAACGTGCCAAAGTGACCGCCAATTTGCTCTTCACAATGTATGACGAACAGATTGATGAGGCTTTTTTGTCAAGTAATGGTATTTTCATGACTTTTAAAAACAAACCAAACCAACCCGTCAAGGCGTTGTTTGCCCTGTTTGATACGTGGGATAAGATTAAAAAAAAGACAGAGAAGCTTGCGGAGAGTGATGGCATTTGTGTCGTGTGTTGCGAGCCTGAGATTTACCCTCTTGAAAAAAAACTGTGTGTCCTACCGGATGGCGAGAAGAAACACATATACAAAAGAAAAGATGTAGAAATGTGTAATCATTGTTGTGAGTTCATATGCCGACCCTGTACCAGAAAATTTATTGAAACATCGAGGGAGCACCGATGTCCCGTATGTCGCATGTGTATTCTTGCTTACAAATTAAAAATGGAAGGAAAATCATCATGTCCGTATTCGGGAGGATGTGACGAATAAAGGTACGACACACACGCTTTTTATGCTTTTTTTATCCGAAAGGATACAAAAAATGAATTTAAAACTTAAGTTTCAGTAAATGAGAAAACGCAAGATGTCGTATTTAGATTGTATTTTGGCATCCACGGGTCATACGTTGGCGTATTTAAAAGAGCATGCCGTGATGGATGGTCAAGTGATTGACCACGGTGAAGGTGGTAATTGTAGGTGTGTGGATACCGAAAACGGAAACGGCGACGGACTTCATTTTCAGTGTGCGTGTAGCAAATGGATTCGGTGGGCGTATCCCGTGCGGTTGTTAGAGGAGGAGGAGGTCTTTTACTTTGGAAGCACCTGTATCGATAATTGGCGAACCAAGTGTCCCGATTGTAAGGCCGTGGTTCCGTTTGAAGGCGTCCGCACCAATACCATCGACCAATCGTATCGGTGTATTGCCTGCGACAAGACTTTTTTTGAACGTCGGCGGAAAGAGCAAAAGAAAGAGCGGGCAAAGAAGCGGCAACCACCCAAGCCCAAGCGCCAGCCCGTAGAAGAGTGGGAGTGCGATGCCTGTCGGGATACGGGAGTCAGCTACTGGAGCGACGACGTGTATGGCGCCTGTTTGGAGTGTTGTTGTATCAATTGCGAAGAGTTTGATAAAAACTGTAAGTGTCGTCGCACCCCGTTGGTCGTTGCGCCACCGCCGCCACCCACCCACCGAGCATGCGTGGATTGTAAAAAAAACACTATTGCGATCGAGTTGCCGGCCCATCGTATTCGGTGCGTCCCGTGTTATGTGGCCTTTAAGAATCAGCCGGTGCGTAAGCGTCTCACCATGTAAATTTTTGTCGTAAAAAATTTACTTAATTTTTGACGCCACTTTTTTTAAAAGTGGCTACTCGTCGTCTTCTGCCATTAACCAAATATCACGTTCGGTCATAGCCACCGTCGGGTAATTCTTGAAAATCGTACACCACCGGGTCTTTAATTTTTTGATTTTTTGTATCGACTGCTTATCCATCCCCAAATAATCTTGTAATAAACGTTTCATACCGACGCCCGACCCCGAATGCGGAAAATACGTCACGCTGTGGCACTCGTTGAGCACCCTTCGAGTATCCCGTCCTGCCGTGGGTAGATGGTTTGTAATCACACAACTGATTCTGTGGTGGCGTCCGACTTCGAGAATTTGGTTCAAGAGCGAATAGACGGCTTCCCGTTGTTTCTTGTCGCTGATAACATCAATGTCGTCAAATACGACTAAACTATCGGCGAATTCATCTACGGCAATCGGACTGGTGACGAGTTCGTCGTCGATGCGCACCCGTTTGGGTTCGATGACGTCCAACGAGGTATCGTCCTTGAGCGCCGAAAAGCAGTAGACTTCATTGTTCTTAAACACTTTCTTGTATTTCTTAATGTAGTTGGCCGTGTAGGTCGATTTACCACTTCCCGATGCCCCGGTAATGTACAGGATTTCGCGCTCCGTGTCGGGGTTGGGAATTTGTTGGAACTTGCCATCAGCAAGGGTTAATTTACTAAACGTCCGAAACAGTTCGTCATTGTCCGTGTCGGTGACAACCGATATGGCTTTGTTGTTGTGTTTCCCGCCATCGATGACGCATAAAAACCGACCGACTCTATCAAACGTGAGCATTATTATATTAGAACGGATTTTAATTTAATCTAATAAATTAGATTAAATCTACCAATCGACGGGCTCGACGTATGGCGTTTTGGTCAGACGGGTTTTCTTGAGCGGCAAGACCTTCTCTGCGTAGCACTTTTCACAGACATTCTTGAACCCATGAAACTCGCATTTACACAACAAACACTTTTTCATTTAATATATTACTAATAAAAAATTTTTAATATTACTATATATTAAATGAGTTGGAATTTATCGCTCCAGTTGAATAATCTTTATGCTGCTGTAAGAGCATTACAGGCCACCGCTATTTCAAACCCCGTAGCGGCGAACTTTCGCATCAATGCGCTGACTGCCAATACGACGTATGGTATTATTGACTGCGGCTCTATATCGGCCAACCGAACATCAGGACAACTGATTCTAACCAATTACGCTGGAACACCGACTCTGACTCTTAATGCGAATAATACGAGTGCTTTTGCGGCAGATATTACAGTCAATGGAATAACGGTAGGGCGAGGTAATAATGCGTCTGTAAGTTCCAACACGGCAGTAGGGTTGAATGCGTTATTTTCTACAGGAGGTTCAACGCAACATCTTACAGCGTTAGGAATCGGAGCATTACAATCCGCCTCCACCACCAATTTCACCACTGGACTCGGTTCAGGTACGTTTCCAAACCTAACCGCCGGTTCATCCAATATTGGTATTGGGTATAACGCAGGAACAAACTTAATAGATGGTTCATTGAATACGTATATAGGCAATACTACCGCAGGTTCTACCTCAGCTCAGTATGAAACTGTCATTTCAAACGGTTCAGGAGCGGTAGGTGGAAACACAGGTAAAGGAAATAACACAACGCTTATTACAGGTTCAACCGCTTATCTACCGGCGACTGTCGTTCAGAATACAGGAACAAGTTTAGCTCTTGGGAATTCTACGACAACCGGCGGCGTTTCTATACCCTACGGTAATTTGACATTCGGTAGCACCGGTGCCGTCATTGCGAATCAAATCATTACAGCAACCAATACCAACTCGGCATCCGCCAGTGTGGTATTGACATCCACAAGCCCTCAGTACCAACTCAATACATACGGCGGTGGTGTATGTACCTATACGCTACCTGACGCCACAACGCTAACGAAAGGAACGGTATTTCAAATCAACAACAACTCAAGTGGAGGCAATTCTGTCACCGTTAATACATTCGGAGGTGCGACGCTGGTTTCAGGTTTATTGGTAGGGACTATAACGGAGATAGTCAATCTCACAAATGCGACCTCGGCAGGAACATGGGATACACACGGGTTCGCTCCCTCTAATGCGACTTGGGGGACTGGGAATCTAACTTATTCTGGTAATGTAACCGTCACCGGAGCCACTCGTAAATTGTCGGTTCAAGGCACACATCTCTGGTCTGGGGCAGGAAGTTTGAGCGGAAACCTTGTCTTGGGTAGTTCAACCTCTGGTGATGCTATAACGGCAGGTGGTATTTTTAATACTGTGGTGGGTCAGGGTTCTGGATTAGGCTTGACTTCTGGAAACATCAATACACTTCTGGGGTATAATAGTGGAACAAGTATGACAACTGGAGTAGGAAATGTGGCTCTTGGAGCAGGGGCGATGAGCGGAACTCCTCATCCTACTATAGCACCAACAAATAACACGGCTATTGGAAGAGACTGCTTATCGGCAAATAGTATGTCAGGTTCTCAAAATATAGGGATTGGTTTTAATACTGGAGTGGTTACATCAGGAAATAACAACACGCTTATCGGTCAGGCTGTTGCTCGTTCTCTAACTACAGGCAGTGGAAATATTGTTATTGGGTATGACACAGGGAATGCTGGGGCAGTATTAACGACTGGAAGTCAAAATATTTATATTGGGTATGGGGCAAATTCAGCAAATGGAACCAATACAGCCGAAATAGTAATAGGACAGTCCCAAGGGTTTGGTTCTAATACCACCACTTTTACTGGAGCGTGTTATTTGGTTAATAGTTTTAATATACGGTCAAGTAATGGTTTAGTGTTATGGAATTCAGCAAATAATAATACTTGGACTTTGAATGCTGGTGGAACAAGTGGTAATTCATTTGGTATGACCCAAACAGGAGGAAACAATTATGAGATACGCTACTTGAATTCGTCTGGAGTATTTTCAGTTACTAGCGACAGAACTCGTAAGAAAAATATTGAACCAATAGAGCCTATTCTTGATAAATTTTTACAACTCAAGCCTTCTTATTTTCATTACACAGTAGAAGAAGACGAAACAAAAGATAAAAGTTTAGGACTAATTGCCCAAGAAGTTGAAGAAATTTTTAAAAATGATACTATCGTAAGTAAAAACAACGAAGGAATATATTCATTAAATTATGGTAATTTTACTATATTGTCAATAAAAGCCATTCAAGAACAACACGCCAAAATTACCTCGTTGGAGGCACAACTTGCCTCGTTGAAAGCCGTGGTAGATGCCCTTGTCGCTCAAAAAGATATACTCGTCGTTTAATTTCTTTTCTTGATACACTACATAATTAATGGACAAACAGGAATTGCTTCAAGAAGAATCGGAACCGTTTGGCGACGACGACATTCGACGTCATCTGCCCCACGCCAAAATCATGACCTACAAAGAATTAGCCAAGTACGACTCGCTCGACGCATTGTTGCCGAAAGAGACCGATTACGCCATCATCCTCTACGAAGACTCGCCCAACCACGGACACTGGACCGCATTGTCCAAACACGACGCCGCCGTTGAATTCTTTGATTCCTACGGCGGATACCCAGACAGCCAACAAAAATGGGTGTCGAAACAGGAGCGGGAGGAATTGGGCGAGGGCAAACCCTTTTTGAGTTTATTACTAAACACGTGTCCCCACGACGTGCGCTACAATTGTGTGAAATACCAGAAAGACGACCCGCGCGTGGCAGACTGCGGTCGCCATTGCGTCAATCGCATCAAGTGTCTTTTAGAAAAAGGCTACAATCTCAACGAATACAAAAAATGGATGGATGCGTGCCGTAAAAAACTGAATTTGGATTACGACGGCGTCGTGACAACTCTTATTACGTGATTTTTTTTGATTTTTTTATTTTCTTTACAGTAAATAAAGAAAAATGGCCGACGTGTATTTTTTTCTCTTCACCAAAGCCGACGTCACCAAAGACGAACAGATTGTTAAAGGCTTCACCAAAGAACAAGCGATGGAACGCATGAAAACCGACGGCGTGGAATACATTGGTATGATTGACAATGACGACATGACGCTGTTTACCGTCAAGGAAAAACCGGCGCACGAAGAAACCACACGGCTCGTCATGCTGACGCCGACCATGTTTGCGCTGATTCAAGACCTGGGCGAACCCGAAGACGAGAAGGAGACGGACGAAAAACAAACACCAGAGGCCAGAGTCCAAGCGATTGTGGACGACGTCAAGGAGTCGTACTTGGCTCCTCCGTCGCCGTTGGTGATGGCGTCGAGCGGGACGACGCCGATGTAGTCCTGTATTTACGCTGTGTCTCCAAAATGCGTTCTCGATTCTTTACATAATACTCACGACGATACGCCTTCATACGCTCTTCGTCTTTCGTCACACACTCCTTACGCACATTCGTATGCGTGCGAGCATAATACGCCTTATTATACTCCTTTTTAGACAAGACACGACTCTCCATTTTGGTTTATCTTAAGTTTTTAAACGATTTTCATTTTTTGTCATTTTGTATCCTTACGGATAGAAAATAGCGTGTGAAACATACCTTTACATGTCGAACCATCCGATTTCTTCGTAGAAACTTGGTTTTATATCCATATCCCACGTTTTGACGACTTGACGTCCTTCATGACACATACCTCCTGGTTGCGGCACTCTAATACGAACAAACAACCGCTTCTTTGGTTCTTCTTGCTTTTTTGCTTCTTTCTGACGTTGGCGTTTTTCTTGCTTTTTACTTTTCTTTACGTCATCGAGCGCCTTTAATTTATCAATTTGTTCTTGTGTCCGCATGATGTTAAACCACACGCCGTTTTGTTTGTCCGGCACATGCCCAAAGTGATATTGACGAACACAGACGTGTGTAGCAAACATCTCGAATTCAGGGTCTGCGTCTCCGCTTCCGTCCTTGTATTTTTTCTCTAAATACGTCTTCTTCTCTTCCAACAAGTTGAGAGATGTTTCCAAAAACTTTCCTTCGGGAGCAAATCGTCCCAACGTAGAAGACCAAATGAGAACCGCCTTTTCGGCCTTTTTGATAGTGGCGTCCTTCACGGACTTGATAGAGGAGTAAAAATTACCCTTTTCTCCAAGACAAACGAACGCATTCTTGTAGTGGAACGAAATGCCCACTAAATCACCTTCACGAATATCGTTTATGTTGGACGTCATAACCGAATACGTGAAAAATTGTTTCATAACCTTTGCGAAGTCAGACATGAGCGAGTGGGAATCGATGAACTTAAACTTTTATAAAATTTTCATTTTTTATAAAAACTTAAGTTTTTGTAAAACCCTATCAAAACCCTATTTCCCTATCGACCCCCAAGACTTTTTTTATAAATTTTTGGAAATTTTTTTTTCTTAGAATTTTTTTGAAAAAGTCTTGGGGGTCGATAGGGAAATAGGGTTTTTG